GCCCATGTTATTTCATCATTCATTGAGTTAAAGCTTACAGGATATTGCTCGCTTCCTATTTCTGTTTCTATGGCAACTTGATAGGCAACGTCATCAACATAAAAGATAACGCTGTCATCGTCTTGGTGTTCTATTTCTATCATAGGTTTTTAATGTATTTCTCAGCCTGTTCCTTCATGTAATCAACATCTAGCCATTCAAGCAACTCTATTGTGTTAAATGTCATAGTAAAATCTTTACCGTATTCATCTTTTCCGCAAAGGAATGTTTCATTATCTGCTGTTGACATAAATGTATTGACATCATGCAATCTCTTTCTTATTTCTATTTTGTTGCTCATTATCCAAAAATTAAAAGTGTGTAATAAAATATCGTTACCAATCCAAAAAGCGACATAGCGCCAAGTATAAAATCTGTTGTTTCCTTTTTCATAATCTATTTATTTAAGCGTGTTAAGTTGTTTAGTAAATCTTTCGTTTAATCTGTCAATGCACATTTGCCATATTTCCATGTTATGCGTGTTTTTGTTGCGTATAGATTCAAACTCTAATCCTGCGCCAAAGTGATTTGACCATTCTGCTTCGTTTACTCTTTCATAAAAGCTAAATCTTGCCTCTTCAATCTCTAAAAGCAATTTTAATTTTTCTGTTCTGTTCATCTTTATAGTGTTAAATAAATAATTTGTCTTACAAATATATAACAATTATTTCAATTATTAACAATTTACAAAAGAAATTAACAATTTTATCTAAAAAAGATGCGTAAGCCTTGCTATTTGTCCATTTTGATAATGGTGTATAAAGCCTTCAACCGCCTGAGGAGCGTGCTGAAATCCTTTTCTGTGATGCCATGAGTCTGTCGCTGATGGGGATCGCAAGCTTTCGACAGTAACGCCTGCATAATCTTTTGACTGCTTGTGATGCACATGATGCGTATAAACGTATCTATGCTTTGTTTTGCTCCATTCTATAGGAAATTCCTGCGCCATTAGCAACGGAAGGTCTGCTTGCTTTGCGCCGTCGCCATGAGTTGTGCCAATAAGATTGTTTCCGTATCTGTAGCCTTTACGATGAGCTATAGAGCAATCAAATGTGATGTTTTTGTTGTTTCTAAAGTACGTTTGTATTACGTCAGCCAAGAAAAAACCGCTTTGGTAATCATGATTAGACGGATTAAAAGTAAAATGCACATCTGCAACTGCAATCAATTGAAGCAATACATCTACATAGAGCTGTTTAGCTATTAAGAAATTGCTGTACCACATTCCTGTAGTGTCCTGAGGCGTGCCTCCTGTTGTTTTGTGAGGCGTATCTATGTGCAGAATATCGTTACCACCGATAAATAAAATCTTATCAATAGGAAAGCCTTGCGCTTTGTTCAAAATGCCTTGCACGCCCTCCTTAACCCTCTTTACAGCTATTTGGTTGTTATAGTCTTCGCCTGTTTCGAATGAATCTGCAAGTTTGCCTATGTGAATGTCAGCAGGATCAACTACAAGTAAATGCTCTTTCTTTCCCAGGGGCCTTTTTATCTCAGGATATACAGGCGAAAATTCTTTTAAATCTTTTATAAGCTGTTTACTAAGTTCCTCTAGCTGCTTCTGAGATTCGTCTTTATGTAATGGGTTTTTAAAGAATAAACTAGCATCTTTTGTTTTGAGCCATCCATGTTTAACGCTTTCAACATCTACGCCTGCCTGCTCAGCCGCTGCCTTTACGCCTCTGTATTGAAATATTAACTGTTGTTCGTCTTCTGTTAGTCTATATCTTTTGTTCATAAGAATTTTTTAACTAATTGCATAACTGCCAAAACAAGAACGATAAGAAAAACCCATAATAAGTAGTTAGGTTGTTTACTTGCTTTTGCTTTCTGTACTTCTACTCTTGTTTCAAGTCTTATAGTGTCTCGGTGTATCTTATATTCTATTCGTGTTTCTAACCTTGTCTTGGGTACGAAAATGTTTTCATAGTGTATTACGGTATCTTTTGATGAAAAGTAGCGTTCGTATACTATTGTGTCGTGAATTACAATAGGCACAGAATCAATTGTAGCAATCCTTATCGTGTCACTTGAAATAAGCGGTTTTAAGCCTTTCTTTAGTGCCTTTTGGTAGTGATAGTTCGATGAACAACCAAACAGCGTTAAAACGAAGATAAGGCTATAAATTCGCATACTCTAGCTTTGCATTGAAAGATGGGCAGGCTTTGTTGGCGAAGTCTCTGTGTCCAAAAATCTGCATATCTGCATTGTATTTATAAATCAATTCTATCATTAGTTTAATCAAAGAATCTTTTTGCGCTGTTGTTCGTGTATCCTTTGCCTTACTCATGTCTTTAGTCATGCCTCCAACGTATGCGATCCCTATAGAATTCTGATTCTGCCCTGATGTATGAGCGCCTGGCTTCTTTATGCTTCGGCCCCTTTCAATAGTTCCATCGATATGAATGAGGAAATGGTAGCCTATTGTATTAAATCCTCTTGCCTTATGCCATCTAGTAATGTCAGCTACGTCATGCTCTCTGCCCTCAGGCGTCGCTGTGCAATGGATTACGATTTTATTTATCTTTCGCATTTATGTCTTTAAAGTCTTGCGTAACTTCCTTTGCTCTGCTGAACAAGTTTTTAAGTGAAGTCCATAAGTCAATGCCTTTGACCGCTTTTATATTTTCGTTCAAAGAAATCACTTCGATTGATACTAAAACTAAAGCAAGTATTTTAGTAATTAGCAGCTCTACGCTAAAAAATGTTAACACTATGTCGTTGATAATAAAATAATCTATTAAATAAAATAGCATTACAGTAACCTCGTAAAGCAATATTTTAGAAATTACTGCGCTTAATTTTCTTGACGTTATTGGCACCTTCATTTTGCGAGATTTCCAAACACCTGTGATCGTATCAACAATTACAGAAACACCGATTAAAATAAGTATGCCGCTAATAGGCATAAAAAAGGAAGAAATAATTCCAAGCAGTTGCATAGAGTAGGCTTTTAGTTTTAGTTGTAATATTAGAAACTGCGTTTTCATTGTTCTAGTTGCTCGGTTAGTTGGTAGGTTAGGTAAATTGCAAGAAAACAACCAATAGCTTTTACGTGAAAAGTATTATCGTAGAGCATTCCAAAGGCTGCAATGTAACCTGTAATGAAATATAATATGGCTAAAACTTTAGTATGCATTATTCTACAGGCATAGGTTCAGACCATTCTGCTGAAGCCATAAGCACTAAAGCTTCATCGTGCGTTAAAGTTTCTACAGGTACAACCGTACCGTCTGCTATGAACGTAGGTTCTGTATTGTACTTTATTACAAATTGTGTTTCGTCTAAACTTTTACGTATCGTGTTTTCGTCAGTTTCGCCTACTTGACTGAAGTCAATGTTTGGTAAATCTGCAATGTTTATTATTACGTATGTTTCTGCTTGTTTTGTACTCATTTTTTTATTCGTTTTTATGTTGGTACGTCTGTTGTTCTATTGGCTTCTACCATATTGATAGACCTATTAACATAACCTCCGTTTACGTCTGTCATTGTCCAAGTTGCACCATTCCAAACTGCGCCATTATCTCCGAATCTTTGCCAAGTTGTAGGTTGTGGTGCAGTTGCTAAATTGTTTAAATCTACTGCACCGCTTGCGCTATAAATTTCGCTTACGTTTGCTCTTTGGTCTGAACCACTCCATATTGCAAACTCATCAATATTGCCTAAAAATGGTATAAGATAAGTGCCAAACTCATCGCCGATTCTTAAACCGTTTACGCTTGTGTCGAATTGTGTCCTAGTGCCTAGATTATTTATTGCCGTTTCGTCAATACCGTTTATGAATATTTTACCTTCGTTTATTGCCGTTAAATCAACGCAAATTAAAACATGATTCCATTGGTTTATATTAATAACATTAGTGTTGCTATATATATAATATGAAACAGAGTTCATAGAAAAACGAATCCTATTTGAATTATCTATAAAGCAATATGCTTGACTATTTCCGTTCGTTGTGTTTCTTGGTATGTGAAAAATATTTCCATATCTCACAGATGTCGGCTTAATCCAAAATGAAAAGGTTGCTTTATTTTGCCCATCTAACTCTGAATAAGTGCTTGTACCAATAAAGTGTTCATCAATTCCGTCAAAACTAAATGAATTTACATTGCTGAAGGAAGGAGTATCAGGCGTTCCTGTTATGTTAGTTTCACCACTCCAAGACGTTGCCTCTGATTCGCCAAATCCAAGCCTGTTATTTTTAGCAGCTTGACCATAGCCTAAACGGTTGTTTATTGCTGCTTGTCCCCAATCTATTGTATTGCTCATATATAAATAACTTTTTTTTCGTGTTTCTGTTGCATTTAAGGAACGTCTGCAACAAAGTTTGCTGCACTCATATTTTGCATTGTTCCGTCATTTGTTCCCGCATTGTCTGTTATGGTCGGATAAGTATCGCCATTCCCAAATCTGTACCATAGCAAAGGAGAAAGACCGCTGATGTCGCTAGGGCTTCCGCTATTATAAATGACACTTCTGTTTGCGCTTTGATCGCTATTCCAAAAAGCTACATTGTTTACGTTGCCATCATAGAAATTACTAGAAACACCGCCTATTTGATTTAATCTATGATTCCCCGCTGCTGTCTGTGATGCGCTAAAACTTGCGCCATTTAAAAAGATTTCTAAAGAATTACCACTACTTCTAACTACTAGTAGGTGATTCCAAGCGTTTAAATTAAGGTCATTACCTCCGCTTTCTGTAAATGTATAGGTGCTAAAATTTATTCTTATTCTTATTTGCGATATGGTACGTAACCAAATATAATCACTATTCGTATTTCTACCTACTAAAAAGCTTGTACCCACGGTTATTGGTTTTATCCAAAAAGAAGTAGTAAAATCGCTTGTTAAGTTAACTTGTGTAAAATCAACCTGTTCGTCAATTCCGTCAAAAGACGTGCTTAAGGTATTTGCAAAAGATGCACCGCTGCTTATTATAATTCCGTGCGTACTTACTAGCATTATGCTTCAAGATTTCCAGCTACATACCAAAGATCTGTACTCTTCTTAATCAATGTTGCAATGCCATATTGCCCAACAATTTTAAGCTTGTTACCTTCTGCGTATAAATTTACGCCTACAGATTTGCCTATGCTTGTTTGACCTGCTCCAAGTTGCGCTACCAGGATTTGCGTGCCTATCGGAAAAGCAACAGCGCTATTTAAAGGTATTATGATTTCATTTGCAGAACCGTTGTTTATTTCGACCATTTTATTTTGGTCTGTAAGCGCCAAAGTATATGTAGCAGATTGCGTGTTAAATTCAATCTCTGTAAGGCCGCCTTTTAATTCTGCGCCTGTTATCTTTTTAGAAACATAACCGCCTGCGCCATCATCCTCTGCAATAGCAAATTCGTCTGTTCCTTCTAGATTACTTGCCTTTGCTGTTAGTTGGCTTATCCGTATTTCTGCCATAATATTTATTTAAAAATGTTTCTAAACGCTTTACGTTTTTTTCCTTTGCTGTATATTTTCTTTTCATAAAACCCAACCTGCGAAGCCATTGTCTGTACTTGGATTTACGTCGGATCCTGTGTTGCTTGTATATTCAGGAAATAACGTACTATTATCGCACATATAATCAATGAACCTTTGTTTATAATACTCTGCTGTTTGCCTTTCTTGCTCTCTTAAAAAATCAACTTCTTCCTTGCTTGCTGTTTCGCTGTTTTCGCTGCCATGTTTATAAATTCCTTTGTTGCCGATGGTATAAGCGCCATAAGGCAGATACATGACCATTGCGTAGTGTATTAAACAAGGCTTAATATAATCTTTTAAAAGGCTGAGATAAGGATCCGCAAGCGTTCCTGCAATAATATCTGCTTGTATCTTTTCAAGCAAATCCGTTCCTGTCATATTTTGGATATGAATATCCTGAGCCTGCGAGATATACTGAATAAATTTATCTGTATCAATTCCGCCATTTGCTGATGTAAATTTAACTAGGTCAGCTCGTGAAATAAGTAGTGCTTTTGCCATTATCTTGCGTCTTTTGGTAGGTTAGGATTGTTAGGAGAAAAGCCTTTGTTAGGCATTACGTTTGGCATCAT